ATAAACCAAACACTTTAAAATATATGAGAACAAATCCTGATGCTAATGGTGGAGATGTTCCAACTTGGTTTCCAGTAGGTAACAGACCACATTATCCTGAAGATCAGTTTGATGCTTGGCATAATAAACAGATCCAAAAAGCAATCGAAAAGAACAAGAAAGTTAAATCGGTAAAATCGGTAAAATTGGTTAAATCCTCTTAGTTGTCAAAAGTGGACAATACCCATAAGATTTACTTGCAGACTTATGTCGGATGTTTATATGACATAACATGCAAATTAAACATAAAGTTTTACAAGATCCTTTAGAAGAAAAAACTCTTCCTGAGTTCGCAATCAAACTAAACATCAATCATTTTTCTGCAACGCAATTTTCTATTCCTGATGCTGCTTGGTTATTTAAATATGTTTATCTAACTCAAGAACAAAGAAGAGCATTGCTTGAAAGTAATTCTGCAATGGAAGCTGGAAAGAGAGTTGGAGATGCTTTGCAAAGAACTTATGCAGAAACAATTTATAAAATTAATCCATTAACAAAAAAAGTTGCTCCAACAACAAATGAAAAAATTACATTAGATAATTCAATACAAGAACAATTAGAAATTTTTAAAGAATACCAGCCAGTCGATGATAAAGACAGCGACAAGAAAATAAAATACCTGGAGGAAGTTCCAGAGATTATTAGACATGCAGATGCTGGTTTAACAGAACTAGGTGTAGCAAGTCCTGTAACTTGCGAAAGACAAATATCAATAGATGCTAATACATTGGATGAGAGTTTTTTGCTCCATTGTTCGTCTCTTCCTATTGTAGGCAGAATTGATTTTGACTTCGGTAATAATAATGTGCTCGGTAAAACCTTATCTAAAGAGGTAAATCCGACTGGTCATCATACACCAGCCTTTCCGCATAAGATTATCGAATTAAAGACCAAGTATTCTAGGCTTGGTAAAGTCAAGAAGGATGGAAGTCGGAGTTTTCTTGTTTCTACTCCACCAGCTACACCTAGTTTCAATCACTTAGTCCAATGTGCAGTTTATGGTGCGAATTGGAATTTCCAAGTTCCAGTTTATTTACTTTATGCAACAGCAACTGGTTATCAAATCTTTGATAGCAATAACTGCATCCACCTTACTCAAGAAGGTATGAAAAAAAATTTACAAATAATGATGAGAACTTTTATTAGAAGAGAAAAAATTTTATCCCAATTCCAGGACCAAACAAGATCAGAAATTATTGAACATGCAATAGGTCTTATGGATGGTAACTTCGATCATCCTTATGCCTGGAATGGTATGCCTGATGACCTACTGAAGGAAGCTAAAGATTTATGGAAGGTCAATTAATGGATCAATGGACCAACGCATTTGCAAAAGAATTTTATGCTCAGCATAAAGCTGAACAGAAGAGAAAAGCAGCACTCTTAAAAAAAATAAAAATTGCTGCAATAACCATAGGAGTAATATGTCTAACGATAATAATACTATAATTCCAGACGATATTATTTCGACTATTAATGACTTTAAAAGGTCAAAGAATGGTTCGATGATTTCGATCCATGGAAAAGAATATGCAACAGTTGCACATAGAATAGCTGTTGTAAGAAGAAACCTAGGTGCAAAGCTTCAGATCCTTACTGAGATTATATCAGTTGATAAAGATACTGTTGTTATGAAAGCATCAGGTTTGATTGGTGGCAAAGTTGTTGCAACTGGTCATGCAGAAGAGAAAAGAACTGCATCAAGAATAAATCAAACTTCAGCATTGGAAAACTGCGAAAGTTCAGCAGTTGGAAGAATGTTGGCAATGCTTGGTATTACTAATGACCAAATCGCATCTGCTGAAGAAGTTACAGCTGCAATAGAGCAGCAAGATAAAAAAATTCAGAATGCACTAACAGAGTTAAATGCTGTCAGTCATGCTGGAGGTTATAAGGAATGGATTTCTAAAAATAAAGTTTTCCTATCCGACCTGAAGAACAACAATCCAATGACTTATCAAAGTTTTATGGAGAAGTTCACTTCAGTTAAATCAACACTACAACAAAAAGGAGTTATCCAATAATGTTAGATAACGATCAAAAAAAAGATAGACCAGACTTAGGAGCTGCGTTTATTGCTACAAATAAAAAATCTCCACAAAGCTACGATATGTCAGGAACTATTGTTGTTGATGGAGTTAAGCACAAATTTGGTGCTTACAAACAAAAGGCATCAGGCAAAGGCAAGATGGCTGAAGGCACAGAATTTTATACTTTTTACAGAGTAGAAAAATTAGATGCTGATGGAGCTGGTGCTGCTGATACTTCATTTAATCCTTCGGAGCTGGAGGCTTAACTATGAACCCAGACAAATTTAAATCTGTGGCTATCAACATCAAGACATACAAAATGTTAGAGGAGCTTTCACAGAAAAAATTTGAGCTGCCTATTTCAATGTCTAAGACAGTTGAGTTCTACATACAAAAAGCTCATGAGGACTACTCAGGTAAAGATGCCAAAAAAAGATCTTAACAAAAGATTAGTCCAATTAGAACAATCCAGAGAGGATGACTATGGAAGCTTCAATCGTAACATGAAAAAGATTGCTGCTGCCTGGTCAATCCTCCTAGATCCATATTTAAAATCAGACATACCAGCTCATGTAGTACCGCTGATGTATGCACAAGCAAAATTAATTAGAGCAACACATAAGTTCAAAGAAGATACTTACGATGATGCTCTTGCCTACATCGTACAATCACATGACATGCACAAAGAAAAATCAGAAGAGATCGATACCGATGAGTTACTGGGAATGGAAGCTAAATCAGGAACTCAATGGTAGATCGACTTTTGAAAAAGATGAAAAATTTAGAAAAGAGTATCAAACATATTTAAAGAATGAGTACAGAAAAAGACCAGAACCAGGAAATTAAAATCTTCACTAAGATAATTAAGTTTCCAAATGTAAAAGAAAATAAACAGCTGGAGGACCAGAAGAAGGCTCATGCACAAATTATAAATGCTATTGCAACAAAGATGGCTCATGATCGATATGATCAGCTGCCGCTAATACAAGAAGAAATTTTATTATTATCTAATCATGGCGAAACAATAGAGTTTCCCCCACAAATAGCCGCAAGACTAATAAGTGTTCTTGCAACATCACTAAATCGTAACTCATTTATGGAGGACTTATTATGAGGAAAAAAAGAGAAAGCTATTGTTCCATGTCTAAAGAACAATTTTTAAATCCAGAAACTGGAGCTTTCAAAAGATTAGACAATACAGCATGGTATATAAAAAAGAGAGTAGAGAAACCTTCTTACTTTCTAAACATGCACACTAAATTTCAAGAGATGCCACCAGCTTGTTTTAAAGCAACTATTGAAGGCACTCCTGATATTAATGTTGAAGTAATAGAAAAAGATATTGCTGCTTTTATGGAGGAACATAATGGATAAGAAAACATCCGATAGTGTTCGTTTTGCTGCAATGGTTGGAGGCAATCTAAAATATTTAAGATTAAATCGAAAAGTATTTATGCCTCAAAAAATACCAGCAGCTCACATAGGAGTAACACATCAACAAATAAATAAATATGAAAGTGGATTAAATATTCCATGCTCATACAGATTGGTGCAGTTGGCAGACTTTTATAAGGTTACTTGTAATGACCTTGTTAATCCAAGCTATATACACCAACAGACTAAAGGTAATGAAATCTTAGATAACCAGGTGGAGGTGCAGCATGGCAATTTACAAAGCTAAGCAATTCCACATTGATATTGAAGAGCAAGATTATCCTGATGCTGATTGCAAATTTATGATTAGCTTATGGCATACACCAAACAATGCTGAAAGCAGAGAACTTATTGCAATAGGTCTGTCAGATAATATGCCATTACTGCAAAGCACAAGGAACAAAGGCAATGTAGTTGAAAGTGTAACACAGCCTCATGAAGTTCCAATTCCTTATGGAGTTAAAGCTAATGGCTAAAATAATTAAAACAACAACTGGAGAGGCAAGTTTTGTATTGGAAGAAGTTTTTGAAAATGAAGAGAAAGCTTCTGATGGTACTGAACCAGCCTCTCAGGAGGTCAAGCAAATGGAAATAAAAATAGATAATACAAAGTGGAGGAAGGATGAATAAAGTTCCTTATGATTTACCAACAGATAGTAAAGCACAAAGACTTAAAAGAAGATACCAAGGTCTATCAAGAGTAGCAGCAGCTATAAATGATCTTTATATATATGGAGTATATCCATCAAATTTTCCTAATCTTACAACAGTCCTTGAACAAGCTAAGGACCATGTAAAAGAAATAATAAA